TCATATTGTGTTTCTTTAGGTCGTACATCTCTTGCTTCAATTTGCCGTTCTCTATACGAGCATCTAGGATTAGTCTATCCAATGTGTTGAAGTAGTCGGTGATGTGTCGGTAGACTGCTGCTGTATCGGAGCAGATGTTGAATACCTCCCATAGTTGCTCTTGTGTCATCGGCTGTTGGTTGCCTAGCTCTTGGCTGAGGTAAGTCAAGCACTTGTACAGCTCGGCTTCCTTTTCCATGTAGTACAACCTGTTACCCTCAAAATGGAGATCCATCGATTATTCTTTCTTTAGTTATCAAATCTACGCCTTTCATTTCAAATCCGCAATTCCCTTGCTTAGACCGCATCCTGATCGGTTCTTCTAGTGGTGTTGGTCTACCCCCAGACTCTAGCTCCTTGACCTTGCGAATATGTATGTCGGTGTATATCCACTCCGTAGGATGCTGGGTAAAACGATGCAGCACAAAAAATTCATCAGAGCGATTCACGAACTTACCGCCTCCTTCAACATCACTAGCCATAGGAGGCATAGTATGTCCTGAGTAGGGATGTGATCCTGTGTAGGTCTTTCTAAGTGCCTGTGTAGATGGATGCGTATTCACGATAGTAGTAACCCCATACTCCTTGCAGAACTTTCTGATATGGCTCGTTACCTCGTAGTGGTACTCGTGTGTGCTTACGCCCTTGAGGTATTCCTTCTGTATCGTTAGCGAGTTGTACGGATCTATCAGCATACCATCAAACTCCCATGCCTGATGAATCTCTCTAGCAATCTCTAACAGCTCAAAGGCATCTACGATAAGCTCACTATCGAGGAATGCCCAATGACCTTCTACGAAGGCGTGATGTCTCCAGAAGGTTTGTTCATCTATTTGGTTGATAGGCTTACCAGCAAGGAACTCTATGAGCTTACGCTGTAAGGACTGAACCTCATTCTCGGAGGAGTAGATCAGCCACCTCGTGCCGTTCTCTAATGTGTGTAGCAGTTGTAGGTAGGTCATCGTGTGAGTCTTTCCGACATTGGCATGTCCTGTTACTACGATGAAGTTTCCCTTCTTGAATCGCAGATACTCATCTATCTCTGGTACTCCAAATCTTGATGCTTCTGCTATCTTACCCTCTCTTGCTCTCTCTAGATAGCTTAGGGTTTTGGCGGATTGAATTATGTGTTTATGAATCATACCTCTAAATTAACAATCTATTTTTAATATCCTACGGACAGGACAAAAAAAAGAGGAGCATTTCTGCTCCCCTCTGCCTAACACAATCAATCAACTAGAATCGTAGATTCACTTTGTTTCTACTGCGATAGTTGTATATGTCCTCAAGTAGTGTGAGGTATTGTTCAGTATTTACACAAGGAACAAGAGCCATTGGCTGTAACGCAATCTTTCCGATTAGGTGGGAGAACTCAAAGTTCTCATTGTTATACAACTTAATCAATGCTCTTACGAATACCTGTCTAGTGCCTCCACTATGATACGGCTTAATGATATTAACCCAGTCAGCAATAGTCTCTGCTCTATCAATATGCACAGCCTTCCATGTGCCGTTCTTTATACTTTTAGTATTCTCACCAGTATCAGATCCTAACAAGGCTAGAGCAGATGATAGGTTTAACTCTGTGCGTTCGAGGAAGTCCTTGAGATAGATGTATTCTTTATATCCCATATCTGCATATCCATCGATGAACTCTGTCATAGTCCAGTTCTTGCTGTTCTGGTTCAAGCGATGTACCTCATTCAATCCGTAGCCCTTTGCTATGATGTAGCGTAGTGGTAGGCTTAGTTCTTGACTGATTGCTAGTCTGTGCTGTCCATCAATCACCTGATACTTTTCGTTCACGATGATAGGGCTGATTAGCAGTTCCTCCTCCATCGACTTCTTTAGTCTTTTTAAGTGGAGTTCATTTTTAGGGCGATTGCCCTCGATGGTTGAGAACATTGAGTAGTTCTTGGTTTCTTTTACTTGCATAAGCATTGGTATTAGAAGTGAATAAAAAAGGGAGGACTAGCCTCCCATCAAATTAGAATGGTAAGTCATCTGCTTGACCATTTACAATAGCATTCGCTGCTTGTATCTTTTCTTCTCGTGATGAGAAGTGTGTTTCGTATGTTACCTCTTGAGGGGTATCTGATTCTAGAACCCACTCTACAAAGCTGTCTGCTACCTTTAGCACATCGGTACTCTTAGCACCCTTGTCTTTTAGTAGATCAACTGCCGCTTTGAGACAGCTCTGCTTTACGATCATCTTCTGCTTGTCATCGTTACCAGATGAGTAGCTAGGCTTTGAGTAGCCACCACCTCCTTGAGAGTATACTGGCTTAATCTTATTGCCGTACTGCGTACTGCTCAATTCATACTCTGCCTCTTGACCTACGATGAACTTATCTTGGTCTGGCTTTACTGAGGAGTATTCACCTGAATCTCCATTGTCCATAGATACGAAGAACTTGTACAAAGTCTTTCCATCTCTTAGTTGGTAGTCTCCCTTAGGAGTTACCGAAACAACTCTTGCTTTCATAATTATTGATTGTTTAAAGTTTCTAGGTTTGCTACTTGAGCCTCTAGCATCGCTACTCGCTCTTTCATCCATTCGCTACCGATCTGGTCTGCGAAGGTTTCTAAGTCCTCAATGACTTGGTAGATGTTTTCTGTATTCATAACTCTCATTGTTTAGAGCTAAACTATACAGAAGATTTTAGATATGCAAAATTATTTGTGAATTATTTTTCCCTCTATGATGATGTGGCTAGAGTTCTTAGGGAGGTCAGGTGCTGGTTCTATGCGTACAGCCTTAACGAATTTCTTGTTGTCATCGACAACCATACCAGCATCTACGAGAGCATCTTGTGTGAACTTAATCGCCATGATGCAGTTGTCTAGATCGTATCGGTAATTGACTCTTGCTGTAATCACACAATACTCGAATTGGAAGTCATAGTCTAGCTGGTCGGTAACGACCTTCTTCCATTTAGTTTTCTCCTTAGAACGGAATGTCCAATGAGGAGAGGAGTAGAACTTGTTGAGGGAAGGTATCTTCCCCAGCTCTATGACTATCTGTGTGTGATCAGAAATCATTGGCTAGTAGTCTCATTGCATACTCAGGATCTATCTCAGAAATCTTACCTATCATCTGGAGTTCTAGTTGCTTCGCATCTTGCTTCTCCTGTTCGGTACTATCGATACCGATGTTGGTGTATATAGCAGCCATCTCTTTGAGGATAGAATCAATCTCTGGGTTTCTCATCTTGTATAGTGTATAGTTGGTTGTCTAGTAGTAGGTTGATGTGATAGCCTTCGACTATCCAGCAATGGTAGCCATCTTCCATGAGCATACCACATAGCTTCTGTGCTTGATCAATAGTCATTTACTCGTATCCAAGTTCGTATCTTATTCTCATCGTAGAAACCGAAGTGAGAGAGTAAGTGGTTAGAGTAGTCATCTTCTATCTCTCCAGTCTCTATCCTACGATAGTGTTCTCGATAGTATCCTGATTTCTTGTTAGAGTGCTTACGATGACATTCCTTACATCTAGGAAGTACTCCATCGGAGTACCCTTCATTCTTGTAGAACTCAGATTTATCTTTCTCTATATTACACTTAATACACTTCTTCATAATAGTATTATATATATATTATTATAATACTCCTACGGAGTATATTATATATATTATATTATTACTTAATTAGTTTAATTAAACCGAAGGTATAGAGAATAATTGAGATAATCAAGAGGTAGATATATTTCTTCTTGATTTTTTTTTCTTCGTAAACAACTTGAGGTACTTCTACTACCTTCTGTATCCTGATCGTGTCTGGTAGACACTCAGCATCTATCTGTATCGTGTCGTGAATGCGCTTTATCTTCACTCTAACGGCATTTCTCTCGATAGTGAGGGTATCTACCCTCTGGAGGATTAAAGTGTCTCTAATGGCTTTATTTTCGGTTATGATGGTTGTGTCCAACTTTACCGCAACCGACTCTAGGATCGTTGGGTTTTTTGCAATCGCACGATTCAGGTGATACTTCGCACCACATCCCTGAGTCAAAAAAAGCAGCCCTACTATTAGAACTGCTCTTACTACTGCGCTTACCCATTTAGCTACCACACGCTTCACATTCCTCTGGGTTCTCAAGATTGCAGCTAGGCTGCTCCTTGTTGGTTAGTTCATCTACAAAGTCCTCGAATCCATCGGCAAAGCCGAAATCAGTATCATTCATTATTTATCTTTTGAGTAAAACAAAACAAATGCTACACCAAAGAATGCTCCAGCCTCCGTTAGCGTTGCCTTTTCCATAGCCACTAATATAATACCAGCAGCGAACAATACTGCACCAGCAGTAGTAGTTTTCCAGTTCTTTGTAACTCTATCTATCATCCTCTTAATCTATCGTTTTCCTTCTTCAAGAAGCCTACCTCAGTACGCAATGCGTGTACCTCAGCTGTAAGCTCCAACACCTTTGTATTGCTTTCCTCTAACAAGACCTCTAATCTATTGACACGATTCTTCAGGTCATCTCTATATTGAACACCATCGCTGTTGTTCATCTCGGATTTCTTTTCTTCAGCCTTTACCCTTAGCCTCGCCTCAAAGAATTTCCAGATACCAGCCGAACCAGCAATGGTAACTATGGTAATTATTATTTGCGTAACATTATCCATTTCTATGTAGTTGTTCTGTTTTTAGTCTTTTAATTGTGCTGAACGAGGATATAACAAATATCACCCATCCGTAGTGTGTTGGTGTTGGTAGACCTATGGTCATCAAATACATTACCAAACTTGTAGCATACAATCCAAAAGTGAATATCGCAGCTCGTACTCGGCAGTCTAAATCTCCTACTGATACGCAATACACTTGATACGCACCAGCAATTACTAGCATCATTTGATAGAACGGCATGAAGCCTATCTCTATCGCAGTAGCTATTGGTGCTAGAATCATAATAGCCATACCTAGAGTGATCTCTGTTGGTTGGCTATCGCTGTAATTCCAAATGCTTGATAAACGCTTAAACACCTTTTGCTATCCTTTCCTTTTCTACTCTTACAACATTCCAACAAGCAAACGCAAAGATGATGATCCACCCTGTTCTGCTTCCCTCCATTAGCCCTACCATAGAGAGATTGATGATAGTAGCCAATGCAACTAAACAAGCCAACTTAACGGCTCTTAGTCTATTTGTTAATGAGCCATTGTATAGAACAGCCCAAAGCTGATAACCACCAGCAAACAACGCTACTAGAATCAGCCAATAGTTAGGATGGTCATACTCCATGCAAATGCTTAGAGGTAAACAGATTAAATGACATAGCGAGATCAGGATCTCATTAGGTTCGGAATCTGAATATAGAAATATGTTTTTTGCTTTCTTTAAGCCCATCTCTTGTAGATTGTTTTTCCGTTTTCTCGAATGGCTCTTAGAACCTCTCCTCTATTCCCTTCACTCTTATAACTACAATGAACCCAGTCAGGATTCTCATCATCTCCAAACTCCCATATAAGTTGGTCGAATGTTAGATGATCCTTGATGTACATAAACAGCTCACCATTGGTATAGCCACTCGTAGACTGCATATCTAACGCTTCACCTTTCGAGTGCTGCGACTTCATCGAGCCACCTATAACCTTATTCAACTCCTCTGATCGATAGCCAGAGGTAACTCTTAAAGGCTTTCCAAAGTGATTTCGGCAAGGTTGAAAGATATTGTTTGCTATCTCCTTTAGGGCTATTAGGTGCGTTGCCGATGGTTCGTTCGCAATCCCCTTGCGTAAAGCAGTCGCAGAGTATGTCGCTTCGGCAAGGCTGAGGTTTGTACTGAGCATCATTCTTCATCGACCTTTGTGATATTCCCTATGCCTTGATTAATCAGTTCGCCATTACAGCACTCACGAGAGTATCGCTTACCATCTTTACAGAGGCAGCCTCTACGCTTGTCCTGTGGTACATTCCATCGAGTTCTCATTATACCTCCTCGATCACAGGATTACAATACTCCGCCTCTGGGTTAGCCTCGCAGTACGCTTTTGCATACTCCGCAGCGTGTTTAGAGCCAAAGGTGTGGATACCTACGGGTACTGGCCACACAATAGCACTATCCCAAGCCGCTAAAGGTTCGTTAGTCCAAAGGACATCAACGGAATATAATGGGCTTTGTACCTCACATATTGGGTTGCCTTCTTCATCCGTTCCCCAAGTCTCGCAAAGGTTGCCTAATTCCACGACCATTACCACCGCATCGGTGTACACCTCTTGTTCACCTTCGGGTGTTTCAATCGTTTTTGTGATTAACGCTTTAGCGGTATTCCAAGCCTCAAGCGAGGAAAAACCATATTTTCTGAATGTCTCCATTTTATAGGGTTGTTAGTGCCGCTAATTCGGCATTGGTTAAACGAGTCTTGAATAGTAGGGCTTGTGTCCTTTTAATTTCAGAAAAATCACTTGCTCCAGAATATCCGTTCAAGCCTACAAGACTACAAGTTGGAACACTTCCACCGCTATCAGTTCCTATTTGTACACCATCCATATACAAAACAAAATCATCATTTGCGTAAGCATATGCAATTTTATGTTTTCCAGCAGTAATAGATGCAGAAATAATACTTGCTTGAACGCCACCACCATTTTTAACATATAATTGCGCTCTTGCCGTTGAATAGGTATCGTTTAAGAATAGTGATATTCTATTGTTATCTGTACCATCGGACAGACTCAAAAGTTGAGGATAGTCATAATCAAAGTCTGTTACTATGTCAAGTTCAAACTCTACAAAGGCACTGCCTTCCGTTTGACCAATTAAATCACTTACACCCGTTTTATAGGCATAATCAGCCGCACGACTCGCAGATGTTCCATAGGTTGGGATGTAGGATGTGGGGTAACTTCCTTCTTCCGTTTGGAATCCATATGCGTAAAAACCAGTAGTATCGGCTTCGTCAATATATACCCAACATTGTGCGTTTGTGCTTGGCATTGTGCTAACTATCCATATACGATACCAATCATCAGCGTAAGGTTCAATGCCATAATCATCGGGTGCGCTGATAAAATCATCTCCAGCAGTACCCGCAGTCAAATCAAACTTTTTACCCTCGCCACCTTGAGGGGAGTACATAATAACATTATTAGCAGTATGCGCTTTCAAGAATATAGAGTGAACGACACTTGCGCCACTTGCAACGCTTACGATAGGCGATTGTAGTCTTGAATTACCGCTTGATGATGTGCGCTCAAGCAAAGTTGCATTCTGTACCCCCTCTGGGCTTAACGCAGCGTTATCAGTTGCCGTTTGATTGTTAAGCGTGTACCAAGTATTGAAGTATTCACTTTGTACATTTTTATTAGTCCTACTCGGCTCCAATAAAAGAGACGGGCAAGAAGCACCCCCCGAATAATCCAATCTTGGGAGGTTGTCCGTGATGCCTTCGTAGACGGCTGC